CGCCCTCGCCGAAGGCGCTGTCCGTGATGCGCTTCAGGAGGCTGGCGTAGTGTTCGAGGGTGCCGACCATGGCCCAGCCCGCCTCGTCGGGGTGGCAGTTGAAATGGTCGTCGCTGAGCGCCTGCAGGCGGGCGAGCATCTCGTCGATCTCGGCCTTCTTGCCGATGAAGGCGGCGAGCGCAGCTTCCTTGTTGCGCCGGGCCTTGTCGGCGCGGGCCTCAAAGCGCGGGGTGGTGATCGGGTTCAGGCGCGTGGTCATCGTTGTGGCTCCGGGTGAGTTGCATCGTCCTCGTGGGATGGACGTTCGCTCTGTCCGCGAGGCTTATCAACGACATAAGCGACTGACTTTGAATGATAATCGGGGCTGGCGATGCAGGGCATGAGCGAGCGCCAGTATGCCGCCCATGTCGGGCTGTCGCGCGGCGCGATCCAGAAGGCGAAGGCCGCCGGCCGGCTCGTCCTGTATGAGGATGGCAGCATCGACGCCACGGCGTCCGACCAGCGGCGGGCCGAGACGACGGACCCGTCGAAGACCCGCAAGCCGCCCGCGCCGAAGCTGAAACCCGTGCCCGAGGCCGCCGTCGCCGCCGTCGGCGACACGCTACGGGAACAGGGGCTGTCCGCCCCGGCCGTCGGCGGCGGCACGACGTTCCTTCAGGCGAAGACCGCGAACGAGGTGCTGAAGGCGCAGGAGCGGCGCATCCGGCTCCAGAAGCTGAAGGGGGAACTGGTCGACCGCGCCCGTGCGGAGACGCTGATGTTCCGGCTCGCGCGCGACGAGCGCGATGCGTGGGTGACCTGGCCGGCGCGGGTCGCCGCGCTGATCGCCTCGGAACTCACCGCGGCGCTGGGGGATGCGTGCGAGGTGGAGGCGGCGCTGATGCAGAAGGTTCTGGAGGCCCATGTCCGCGCCCAGCTCGACAGCCTCGCTGAGATCCGACCCGGGCTTGGGTGAGAACCGGTCCGCGAAGCGGATGCGAGGGTCCGGTGGACCGTCGCAAGGGACGAACGCCCGGAGCGCAAGCGAAGGGCTGGAGGCGTTCGATTTCGACGGCGCCGCCGCGCTGATCCGCGCCTGGTCGCGGGGCCTGCGCCCCGACCCGGATCTGACGGTCTCGAGCTGGGCCGACCGCCACCGGAAACTCGCCTCGCGGGCCTCGGCCGAGCCGGGGCAGTACCGGACTGCGCGCACGCCCTACATGCGCGAGATCATGGACCGGCTGTCGCCGGGCGATCCGACCCAGCGGGTTGTGTTCATGAAGGCCGCGCAGGTCGGCGCGACCGAGGCCGGCAACAATTGGATCGGCTTCGTGATCCATCAAGCGCCGGGGCCGATGCTCGCGGTCCAGCCGACGGTGGAGCTGGCCAAGCGGAACTCGCGCCAGCGGATCGATCCGCTGATCGAGGAAAGCCCGGAACTTCGGGACCGGGTCAAGCCGGCGCGCTCGCGCGACGCGGGCAACACGATGCTGTCCAAGGAGTTCGCGGGCGGCATCCTGATCATGACGGGCGCGAACTCGGCGGTCGGACTGAGGTCCACTCCGGCGCGGTACATCTTCCTCGACGAGGTCGACGCCTATCCGGCCTCGGCCGACGAGGAAGGCGACCCGATCACGCTGGCCGAGGCCCGGTCGTTGACCTTCGCCCATCGGCGCAAGGTCTTCCTGGTCTCGACGCCCACGATCCGGGGGCTCTCCCGGATCGAGCGAGAGTTCGAGGCCTCCGACCAGCGCCGGTTCTTCGTGCCGTGCCCGCATTGCGCCGCGATGCAATGGCTGCGCTTCGAGCGGCTGCGCTGGGAGAAGGGGCGCCCGGAGACGGCCGAGTATCTCTGCGAGGGCTGCGAGCGGCCCATCGCCGAGCACCACAAGACGCGGATGCTGGAGCGCGGCGAATGGCGGTCGACCGCCACGGCCGCCGATCCGGCGACGGTCGGCTATCACCTCTCGGCGCTCTATTCGCCGGTAGGCTGGCTCAGCTGGCAGCGGATCGCGCGGGCGCATGAGGCGGCACGGGGCAGCGACGAGGCGATGCGGGCGTTCCGGAACACCATCCTCGGCGAGACCTGGATGGAGACCGGTGAGGCGCCGGACTGGCAGCGGCTGGCGGACCGGCGTGAAGCGTGGTCCCCGGGCACGGTCCCGGAGCGGGGGCTGTTCCTGACCGCGGGCGCCGACGTTCAGAAGGACCGGATCGAGGTCGATGTATGGGCCTGGGGCCGAGGCCTGGAAAGCTGGCTCGTCGATCATCTCGTGCTCGAAGGCGGGCCCGGCGATCCGGCCTGCTGGCAGCAGCTGACCGATTTGCTCGGGCGGACATGGACGCATGCTTCGGGTCAGCGGATGACGCTGGCCCGGCTCGCGATCGACACGGGCTACGAGACCAGCGCGGTCTATGCCTGGTCGCGGCAGGTGGGGTTCGCGCAGGTTGCGCCGATGAAGGGCGTCGAGGGGTTCACCCGGACGAGCCCGGTGACTGGGCCGACCTATGTCGATGCCACCATCGCCGGCAAGCGGCTGCGGCGCGGGGCGAGGCTCTGGACCGTGGCGACCTCGACCTTCAAGGCCGAGACCTATCGCTTCCTGCGGCAGGACCGGCCGACAAGGGAAGAACAGGCGGCGGGCGCGCTTTGCCCGCCCGGCACGATCCATCTGCCGGACTGGGCGGACGGCGAATGGCTGAAACAGCTGACCGCCGAGCAGCTCGTGACGGTGCGCACGAAACGCGGCTTCGCGCGGCTCGAATGGCAGAAGCTGCGCGAGCGCAACGAGGCGCTGGACACACGTGTCTATGCCCGTGCGGCGGCGTGGATCGCGGGCGCGGACCGCTGGCCCGAGGCGCGGTGGGCCGATCTGGAAGCGCAGCTCGGGGTGGCGAAGCAGGACGGACCCGAGGCCGGACCGGGAACGCCGGTGCACGTTGAGAGACGAACCTCGCCGCGCCGGCGCACGGTGCGCTCAAGCTACATGAGGTGATCCATGGCCACGGCCGCAGAGCTCCGCGCCCGCCGCGACGCGCTGACCGCGCAGCGGTCCTCGGGGGTGGCTCGGGTGAGCTATGACGGCAAGACCGTGGACTATCGGAGCGTGGCCGAGATCGACCGGGCCATCGAAGCGCTGGACCGCAAGATCGCCGCAGCCGAGGGGCGTCGGATCGTTCGGCAGGTGCGCGTGACGACGGCGAAGGGGCTCTGAACCCATGAGCTTCTTCGACCGCTTCCGCCGCCGATCCACCGGCGGCCCCGCTGCCGTGCGCGCCCGTCTCGAAGGGGCCATGGCGAAGCGCCGGCTGCGCGGCTGGAACCCGCCGCTCGAGAACATCAACGCGCTGGTCGCCTCGGGAGGCCCGCGGCTCCTGGCGCGGTCCCGCGAGCTGGTGGTGACCAACGGCTATGCCGCCAATGCCTGCGAGGCCTTCGCCGCGAACCTCGTCGGCGACGGGATCAAGCCGTCCTCGCTGATCGGAGACGCCGATCTGCGCGACCAGGTGCAACGGCTCTGGCTCGCTTGGACCGACGAGGCCGATGCGGACGGGCTGACCGACTTCTACGGCCTGCAGGCCATGGTCGCGCGCGAGATGTTCGTCGCCGGCGAGTGCTTCGTCCGGCTGCGCCCGCGCCGAACCGAGGACGGACTGCTCGTCCCGCTGCAGCTGCAGCTTCTCCAGTCCGAGATGCTGCCCTTCGAGAAGATGGAGACAGCGGCCAACGGCAACCGCATCCGATGCGGGATCGAGTTCGACGGGATCGGCCGGCGCGTGGCCTACCACTTCCGCCGCCGCCATCCGGGCGACAGCACCGACCAGGGGGCGGTCATTCCGGAGACGGTGCGCGTGCCGGCAGCCGATGTGCTGCACATCTATCGCCCCATAGACGCGGGCCAGATCCGGGGCCTGCCGCATATCGCGCCGGCGATGGTGCGGCTGTTCCTGCTCGACCAGTACGACGACGCCGAGCTCGACCGGAAGAAGACCGCGGCGATGTTCGCGGGCTTCATCACCAAGACCGCGCCCGAAGAGCCCATGATGGGAGAGGCCGAGGCGGATCTCGACGGCGCGGCCATCGCGAGCCTCGAGCCCGGCACGATGCAGGTGCTGCTGCCGGGCGAGGACGTGAAGTTCTCGTCGCCGGCCGATGTCGGCAGCAGCTACGAGGCGTTCCAGTAT